ATGTATGCAGCATGCATTAAGCTTTTTTCTTAAACGTTGATACTGATACCACTCATCAGATAACTACTGCTCCAACAATGAAACAAGCTGACGAGGTTTTATCTCCGATAAGAACAGCGATTACCAGAGCTAGAGGTCCATTATTCCAATTTCTTACTATGGGGTCTCTTCAAAATACTACTGGTAATAAAGCACTTAGACAAAAATTAGCTTCTACTAAAAAGGGAATCGAAAATTTCTTAACTGGATCTCTTCTTGAAATACGTCCTATGAGCATTAATAAGCTTCAAGGATTGAGATCTAAGATTAATAGCGTAGACGAGTGGTTGTCCGGAGACATTAGAGAAGATCCAATAGCAGCAATTGAACAGGGAGCTAGCAAGTTAGATGATTATCTTATTATAGCTACTAGTTCTGAAGGAACTGTTCGAAATGGTGCTGGCGATACAATTAAAATGGAGCTTATGCAAATATTGAAGGGTGAGTATGTAAATCCCCACGTTTCAATATTTTACTATAGGCTTGATGATGTTAGCGAAGTTAATGATCCATCGATGTGGATAAAAGCTCAACCGAATATTGGTTTGACTGTTACGTACGAGACGTATCAGTTAGATGTCGAACGAGCTGAAAAATCCCCAGCCACAAGAAATGATATTTTGGCAAAGCGTTTCGGTATTCCTATGGAAGGGTATACATACTTCTTCAGATATGAAGAAACTAAAGTTCATAGGAAACGAGATTTTTGGAATATGCCTTGTTCCATGGGAGCAGACCTTTCGCAAGGCGATGACTTTTGTGCATTTACATTTCTCTTTCCACTCCAAAATGGCTGCTTTGGCGTTAAAACTAGATGCTATATAACCACCAGAACATTCTATAAACTACCAGGTGCCATGAGATCAAAATACCAAGAATTTATTGACGAAGGAACTCTTATCGTTAATGATGGAACAGTTCTAGATATGATGGAAGTATACGAAGATCTTGACGAACATATTATACATTGCGAGTATGATGTCAGATCTTTTGGATATGATCCTTATAATGCTCGCGAGTTTGTCGAAAGATGGAGCAGAGAAAATGGACCCTATGGAGTTGAAAAAGTTCCACAAGGTTCTAAAACTGAATCTGTTCCTCTTGGAGAATTAAAAATGCTTGCCGAAGACAGGGTGCTATTATTTGACGAAGTTATGATGTCTTTTACTATGGGGAATTCAATAGTTCTTCAAGATAATAACGGAAATAAAAAACTTTTAAAAACTCGTTACGAGCAAAAGATCGACTCAGTATCTGCTCTTATGGATGCTTATGTTGCATACAAATTAAATAGAGATATGTTCGATTAGTAATCTGGAGTTTCGAATTCGTAGGAGGTGAGATATGAAATTTACAGATAGATTAATACATGCATGGAATGCTTTTTCTTTAAACGATAGAAAATCGTATAATCAGTATCCGATAAATAATCCAGGTGGAGTTACTTCTTCATACAGGATAGATAAAACACCTCTTAGAGTCGGAACTGAACGATCTATACTTGCTTCTATTTATAATCGAATAGCTATAGACGTTGCAGCCATTGAGATACGACATGCACGTATAGATGCTGATAGACGTTTTCAAGGAGAGATAAAGTCTTCCTTGAATGAATGTTTAGCCATATCTCCGAATAAAGATCAAACTGCTAGAGCATTTCTTATGGATGTAGTGCTATCGATGTTTGATGAGGGATATGTAGCAATTGTACCCATTGATACTGACATCGATATTACAAGATCGAATTCATATGATATACAATCCATGAGAACTGGCAGGATTACGCAATGGATGCCTGATTACGTTCGAGTGGAAGTTTATAACGATAAAGTTGGTAGACGAGAAGAACTCACCATGCATAAATCAAAGGTGTGTATAATTGAGAACCCTCTCTATCAAGTTATGAATGAGCCGAATTCTACTTTGCAGCGATTGAAGCATAAACTTGCTTTGATGGATGCTACAGACGATAGACAAAATTCTGATAAATTAAATATGATTATACAGCTTCCCTATACAATTAAAAGTGAAGCTAGAATGCAACAAGCTGAAAAGCGTAGAAAAGAAGTGGAGCTTCAGTTAACCGATTCAAAGTATGGAGTTGCTTACATTGATGGTACTGAGAAGATTATTCAACTTGGTCATCCTATAGAGAATCGATTAATTGAACAGATTGAATATTTTACAAATCAACTGTACGCACAATTGGGATTAACACCAGAAGTATTTAACGGTACTGCTGATGAAAACGCTATGTTGAATTATAACAATAGGACACTAGAACCCATTGTGTCAGCTATAGTTGATGAAATGAATCGAAAATTCCTAACTAAGACGGCTAGAACTCAAGGGCAAGCTATTGTGTTCTTCAAGGATCCATTTAGTCTTGTTACTGTTGGAAATCTTGCTGACATTGCAGATAGTCTTACGAGAAACGAAGTTCTTAGCAGTAATGATATTCGTGCAATACTTGGTTACAAGCCAGTCGAAGGACAACGTGCTGAGGAATTGGTCAATAAGAATATTAATCCGGTTGATGCTGGAATGATACCACCTGAGATGATGGGTAGTACAGCCACCGAACCTGTAGAGGGTAGTCTAGGAGATACTACAAATCAAAATGGCAAGGTTAATCAGGCTTCGATGTCTAAAGAAGAATTACAGGCTTATTTGAGAGAGCTTGAGGCATATCAACTTGAGCTAGATGAGTTGAGTAAGCAGGTGGATGAAGCATGACAGGACTGAAATATAGATACAGGTTACCGATAACTGAAGATGATGTATTGAAGCATGCACAAGATGCTCGTACACAAAGATTGAATTATGATCCTCAAAAACGTAGGGAAAGATATTTACGAGACAAGGCTTCTGGAAAAACTGGGTTTAAAGGTGTTACAGCTAGAACCTCTAATCCTTATGGGAACTTTGCTAGTTTATATTATGACCCTACAAAGGCTGCCGAATATTATAGAACTCATAAAAAAACTACAAATAGCGTAAAAGATTATAAAAGTAATAAGACTTCTAATTCGAACAATTTTAGTTCTGAAGAAGGTTCTGTACAAGAAAAAACAGCTAATACTGGAGGATCAGGTAGTTCTAGAGGTTCTGGTAGTTCTGGTGGGTCCGAAAGACAACCTGGAGATACTTCGGATAGAGAAGCTATAGATTCCGAACGCCAAGCTCAACAAGAGCAAATACAACAGATTCGAGACGAAATAGCAGCTTTACGAGAAGCTAGTAAAGAAGAAAAGGCTGGACTTCGTGAACAGGCTAATGCTAAAATTCAAGAACTTAAAGAATCTTTAGCTGAAAAAATTGAAAACATAAAAAGTCAAATAGAAGAAGCGACGGAAAGTGGTAAACTGGAGCGAGAAAATCTCAAAGACGTTGCTGAGCAAGATATTGCTAACGAAAAAGACAAAACTGAAATCAAGACTGAGTCTGAAGTAAAAGCGCTTAAAGATAAACTAGATTCTCAAACTAATCCTTTACGCGAAAAGAATGCTAGCTTGAGAGGTAAATTAGATAGTTTATCATCTGGATCAGAAGAAGCCGCTAAGCTTAGACGATTAATTATGCAAAATAATATTAAAATTTCTGATTCAAATGCTGATTATACAGAGAGTGTCACTACAGTTAGAACTACTTATTCCAATGATTTGAGAAATAAGATAGACGAAATTAGAAATACACTTAAAGAGAATTTAAATTCTAGTACTGCTAAACAGAAAGAAAATATTGCTTCTCTTCGTAATAATATAAAGAGTCTTCGTGAAGAGAATCGTAATAAAATAAAAGAAATACGAGAAGATCTTAAATACAATATAGATTATATTACAAAAGAGACTAAGTATAATGTTGCGGAAAAACAAAATGAGATACGAAGAATTCGAGGAAAAGAAGAACAAGAACTTCCAGAAAAACCTAGTTTAGATGACGAGCCGAATAGGGGTCCAACTAGAATCAGATCCGAGACAAATGAAGAAGCCGGATATAGATCTAAAGCCGCAAGTTCGACAAGTTCGTCAGATGCTACCAAGGTTACCGGAGTATTAAGAAAGAAAAAGAATACATAGAAAGGAAGGTGTAATCATGTATGATTTTAGTGGATATGCCACTAAAAATGATCTAAAGTGCAGTGATGGTCTTATCATTAGAAAAAATGCATTTAAGGATAGTGATCATACTAGGGTTCCTTTAGTATGGCAACATTATCATGATAGCCCATCCAATGTATTAGGCCATGCGGATCTTGAAAACAAAGAGAATGGCGTATATGCATATTGTACATTCAATGACACCGAAGCTGGTCAAAACGCTAAGGCTTTAGTTAGGCATGGAGACATTACTTCTATGTCTATATATGCCAATCGATTGATCAAACAAGGATCTAATGTTGTGCATGGACTTATACGAGAAGTAAGTCTTGTTATGGCTGGGGCGAATCCTGGTGCAGTTATCGATCCTCTCAGTGTTGCGCATAGTGATGGGTCTCTTACAGAAATAGACGACGAGGCCATCATTTATACGGGTGAAGATTTTATTATGCATTCTGATAAGCAAGAGGGAGATGATAAAATGGCTAATGATTCAGATAAGAAAGAGACTGAATCTGATACTAATGAAGAGACTATTGGTGATATTCTGAAAACGTTTAATAAAAAGCAAATGGACGTTTTGGAGTATTTGGTTTCGCAGGCTATGGAAAAAGGTCAGTCTAGCGTTAAGCATGCTGATGATTCTGATGGGACCAATAGCGACGATTCTGACGATGATTCGAATGATGATGAAACTATTGAAGATGTTCTAAAGACATTTAGCAAGAAACAGCGTATGGTATTAGAGTTTCTTGTCGGTCAGGCTTTGGCCAAAAATAATAAATCTGATGATGTGGAGGAAGACATGAAGCACAATGCTTTTGACGATCAGAGCACTACCGGTGACGAGTTCCACGAGCTGTCGCATTCTGAAATTTCGGAATACATTGCCGCTGCAAAGAGGGGATCTAACGGTTCCCTAAAGGAGGAATTCCTTTCTCATGGTATTGAGAACCTTGAAGTTCTTTATCCAGAGGCCAAGATGGTTGGACAGAATCCCGAGTTGATTAGCCGCGATATGGGTTGGGTTACTAAGGTTTGGAATAGCCTTAGGAAGACTCCATTTGCTCGTACTCGTTCGGTTGCTGCTAACATCACTGAGTACGAGGCTCGTGCTCGTGGCTATGTGAAGGGTAATCAGAAGATCGAAGAGGTTCTTAGCCTTCTCGGTCGTTCTACTACCCCTCAGACTGTATACAAGCTTCAGAAGATCGATCGTGATGATGTCGTTGATATTACTGATCTTGACATCGTTGCTTGGATGAAGAATGAGATGCGCACGATGCTCAATGAGGAGATTGTTCGTGCTGTTCTTGTTGGCGATGACCGTCCGGCTACGGATCAGAGCTACATCAATCCTGAGCATATCCGTCCTATTTATCAGGATTCTGATGTCTACACGATTCACGATGTAGTTGAGATCGAGTCTGGGGCTACGTTCAACGACATTGCTGATGCTATTATCGAGCATTCAGTACTTGCTCGTAAGAACTATATGGGTTCTGGTACTCCTATTATGCTTGCATCTACTGATGTTATTACTCGCATGCTTCTGGCTAAGGATACCCTGGGTCATCGTATGTATCGTAATGAGTCTGAGCTTGCTGCAGCTCTTCGCGTGTCTGAGATTGTTGAGGTTCCCATCTTTGATGGTGTCACTCGTACTGCTCAAGTTACGAGCACTAGCGGTAGTCAGACTGTTACCACTAGTGAAGAGCGTAAGCTTCTTGCTCTAATCGTCAACCTTAATGACTATACGGTTGGTACCGATAAGGGCGGCGAAGTAAATCTCTTCGACAACTTCGACCTTAACTTTAATAAGTATGAGTACCTTATCGAGACTCGTTGCTCTGGTGCTCTTACCAAGCCGTATTCTGCAATTGCTATCGAGACCACTAGCGAGTTGCCATTCTCGTTTGGTACCGTTAGCGGAATGTATAAGAATCGCAAGGACAAGGGCGAGACCGGAATTACTGGTTAATCTCGTTTGAATCAAAATCGGAAGTGATGGCGCATGGCTCGATTTTACGGAGCAATTGGATTTGCTATAACTGAAGAAGTACGTCCTAGTATTTATAAAGAAATTTATAAAGAACGATACTACAAAGGTGATGTTTTGAAGAACAATCGCCAATGGAATCCATCAGATCATTTGAATGATAATCTGGTTATCCAGAATGATATCAGCATAATAGCTGATTCGTTTGCTATTTCGCATTTTGGAGTCATGCGCTATATTCGTTTCATGAAACAAACGTTTGAGATCACTTCTGCGACAATCGATGTCGAACGACATAGAATCACTCTAAGTCTTGGAGGTATATTCAATGTCCCAGACGAAGATTGAGGAACAAAGAGAGCTTTTAGATTCTAAGTTTCGTGAAATACCAGGAATTAGGAAGGTTTATTTTCAACCTCCATCTAGCGAGAAGATAGAATATCCGTGCATTATATACACGCTAAAAGATATTGAGACTACATATTCAAATAATACTCGTTATTTGTCTATTCCTGTATATGATGTGATAATGATAGACTATAACCCAGAAAGTGAAATACAACAATATATTCTTGATTTGGGCGACGGTTGTCATGTTAGATTTGATAGATTTTATACATCTGATAATCTAAATCACTGGGTATACCAGATATATTTTCTGAAAGCTTTGTGGTAAAAATTTTTGTATTGGAGGTACGTCATGTCACGTATTGTTTGGGATGCTTTAGGTGAGCATTTCTTTGAGACTGGTGTTGATCAGGTAGTCTTATATCCAGCCTCTTCTACGGGTACGTATCCGGAGGGAGTGCCTTGGAATGGTGTCACTTCTATTTCTGAGTCTCCTTCTGGTGCTGATCCCAATAAGCAGTGGGCTGATAACATTAATTATCTTACCCTTTATGGTGCTGAGGAGTTTGGCGCGACTATTGAGGCATTTACTTATCCTGATGAGTTTGCTGCTTGTGACGGTTCTGCTGTTCTATACCCAGGTGTTCGGATTGGTCAGCAGCCTCGACAGGGCTTCGGTTTATGTTACCGCACCAAGGTTGGCAATGATGTCGTTGGCCAGGATTTAGCTTACAAGCTCCATCTTATTTATGGATGTCGTGCAGCTCCTTCTGAGCGTAGCTATGAAACTATTAACGACTCTCCTGAGGCCATGACGATGAGCTGGGAAGTGAGTACTACTCCTATCGCAGTATCTGGTCATACTCCTACGGCTCAACTTACCATTGATAGCCGAGACTTTAGTACTGCTGATCTTAGGGCTAAACTTACTGCTCTTGAGAACATTCTCTATGGTACAGATGGTAGTGGTAATTCTGAGGGAACTGTTGCACGACTTCCGACTCCCGATGATATCTACGATTTCCTTTCTAAGCCATAAATCAAAATAACAAGTATGGAGGGTGGTTTCCTGTAGTGCAAATTATTCTAGATAACAATTTGCGTTACGGTGTTAGTGTAAACCTAGCTAGTAGCGTGGGACGGTCTACTAGTTTTTATTAAATCGTTTATAGAATGCCCCCGTGTCCGAATTGGCATAGGAAGCAGACTTAAAATCTGTCGCTCGAAAGAGATTGTGGGTTCGAATCCCACCGGGGGCACCTGTTTTGATATTTTATAGATCGGTTAATTATTTAAACTAAGATTTACGAATATATTTTTATAGGAACAAAGGTGTAATTATGCTTATTGTAACAACTGTAGAAGGTAGAGAGTATGATATCAAACTTACAAAGTACTATAAAGATGCTAAAGATCTTATTGGGCTACTAACAAATAAGTCGGTTGTTCAAGTAGATTATGTAGAATCTATCAATGGAGATTATATTCTAGCTAAATATATTGTAAGTGTACGTGATGCTTAAATAGTTTTATAAGTGTCTTTATCTCAATTGGCAAAGCATGAGACTTTTAATCCAATTGAGAACGCTTATTAAATTGGAGATTATTATGACCGTTGGTGAACTTATAGAGAAATTGAAACAATTCGATCAGAATAAAATCGTAAAGACTGTATCCGATGAATATGGTCAGGTAGAATTTGATATTATAGAAATTACACACAATCATTACGATGATGGACCTTTGATTATCTAAATTAATAGCTACCCTTTACTTTGGAAAATATTTAGATTTATATTTGCCATATAATAAATTGTTGATAATGAGGATTTATTATGAGAGTGAATTTTGAACATGATTTTAAACCAACTACTACGCAAGAAATAATTTCATTTAAATACGATAACTACGATGATTATAAACGAACTATAGAGTTGTTAGATAGATTGCCAGTTCGATATATGATCAACAGACCTATACGAGGTGTTTTTAGCGATACTAATAAGTATATAGATGTTATAGTTCCTAGAAAACAACACTAGTATAGCATTGGACAAAAATGGATAATGATAAATTGTCGAAATTAAAATTAGCTAAAGAATATGAACGTGGATACCGATACGGTTTTCAAAAAGGATATCGTAAAGGATACCATGATGGTTTCGATTATGGAGCCGAAACTATAATCTCCAGAAACCATGTTGCTAATAAGGATAGTAAATCAGAATAGGAGTGACTGAATACGACTATTCTTAAGACTTTATGGTCTTATTGTTTTTTATTAATCGATACGCTTGAAGGGAATAGAAAATGATTAAGTGGCCTATTACATATACTGATTATAATGGAGAGACTGTTACTGAGGATTACTATTTCCATCTGAACAAAGCCGAGTTGACTATGATGCAATTTGAGGCTAATGGTGCATTTTCTCAGTATCTTGAGCGACTTGTAGCCGAACGAAATCTCAAGCAACTTGGAATTGAGTTCCGTAATATTATTCTCAAATCTTATGGTAAGAAGTCTGACGACGGTCGTCTTTTCCGTAAGTCGCAAACTTTGTGTGATGAATTTGAACAATCTGAGGCCTATTCGGCATTGTTCATGGAACTACTTAGCGATGAAGATAAAGCTACTAAATTTATTAAGGGTATTCTCCCAGCAGATCTTCAAAATCAAGAGGCTCCGAGTAGAACTTTGAAGCCGGCTAACTAGTAGAATGGATTGAGAATGCTTCATTTACAAGTTGATGGTCGTGAATTATTCGACGAAAGTAGGAATGAGTTCATTCAACTAAAATCCCAAACACTTGTGATGGAGCATTCTCTACTTTCTATTGCAAAATGGGAATCTAAATGGAAAAAACCATTTCTAGACAATAAAGAGGAAAAAACAACTGAAGAATATTTGGATTATTTTAGGTGCATGACTATATCGCCTAAAGTAGATCCTTCTATATATAATTATCTATCTAAGAAAAATGTTGAAGATATTAAGAATTACATTGATGATGATCATACAGCTACCACATTTAATACTAACGGTATTCCTCATAGGAGTAATCGTGGTAGAAAAATAACTAGCGAGTTGGTGTATTATTGGATGATAGCCAACAACATACCAACCGAGTATGAAAAATGGCATTTTGGACGATTATGGGCATTAATTCGTATATGTAATATTGAAAATGATCCAAAGAAACATAAGATGAGTAGATCTGCTATTATGCGTCAAAATCACGAGTTAAATGCTGCTAGAAGAGCCCGGTATCATACCAAGGGCTAATACTCGAATCGTCAGATTGGATGTCTCGTTTCGAGAATTAATGTATCGTTGATAGAAATGAGGTATTCATGATAAGTTTTGAGGTACAAGGAGATTTTAGTAAAACTAAAATATTTTTGGATAAATCAAAAGATTTTTCTAAAAAAGCATTGACTAAATCTAGAATCCGTTCAATTGCCGAAGCTGGAGTTAAAGCACTTGCTGATAAGACTCCAGTCAGAACTGGGAAAACCGCATCATCTTGGTCGTATGATATAGAGACTAAAGATGGTGAAATTATAGTTAATTGGAACAATAGCAATGTTGTAAATCATGTGAACATTGCTGTAATTCTTCAATATGGACATGCTACTAGAAACGGTGGCTATGTAGTCGGTACAGATTACATAAATCCAGCGTTGAAGTCCGTATTCGATACTATGGCCGCTGACATGTGGAGGGTGGTGGTTTCATCATGAATAGTGTTGATAATCGCGTTGTTAAGATGACATTTGATAATTCTCAATTCGAAAAGAAAATACGCGAAACTATAAATACACTTAAAGAGTTTGATAAAAGTTTAAAATTTGATGGAGCTTCTGCCGGGTTTGATTCTCTTAAGAATGCCGCTAATAATCTTGATATGTCTGCGGTTGGTAAGAAAGCATCCGATGAGGCCAAACGGGTAAAAGATGCATCTGGAGAAGCGGCAGCAAGTATATCTGAGGTTAATTCTGCAGCTCAAAATGTGGATTTTTCTCCGATTAGTAATGCTGCAACTGATGCTGCAAACGATACTTCTCATGCCATGTCACAAATAGACATGACACAAGTTTCTTCTGGAGTAGATGATGCAGCACAATCTTTTTCGGCATTCGAAGCTGTTGCCGTCGGTGCTTTGCTAGAAGTCGGTAGTAAAATAACTGATTTTGTAACTGGTGGATTAGCTTCTATTGGTGGTAAAGTAAAAGAATTTGCTTTAGATCCTATAGTGGATGGTTTTAAAGAGTACGAAACTCAGATTGGATCAATACAAACGATATTGGCCAATACTGGGATGGATTTTAATAGTGATGATGATATTGGTATCGTTAACGATCGTCTTCGTCAGCTTAATGAGTATGCTGATAAAACGATTTATAATTTCACAGAGATGACTCGAAACATTGGAACTTTC